CGTGCAGGCGGTCATGAGGGATACCCCGCCTGTGTCAGGCTTCTCCTTGTGCCCGTACCTGCTGCAACACCCTGAACGCGGGTGAGGGTCTTCCCGTCGATGTTGATCACGACGTCGCCATACTTCTCGCCGGAGGCGGACGCTGCTGCAGTATTGATCTTAACCTGCTGATCCTCGACTTCCCAGTTGTGCCGGACGATCATGTTGATCCGGCTCTGGATATCCCGGGGGTCTGTGGTTGAGAATCCCCGGATGAAGTCTTTGTTGATATCCTCCAGCTTCTTGGTCTCATCCTCGACGTCTTTGATGGCCTGCTGGTACTCCTTCCAGGCGTCTGTCATGGCATTGGTCCGCTCTTTCTCGGCATCCTGGGCGGCTTTGGATGCGTCTGCGACCGGAGCGGCGCCACCGGACTTGGTCGGTTTGACCCACTTCGTGCCGTCCCAGGTTGCGCCGTAAGTATATCCGGATGCCTTATTGGCATCCTCGGTCTGCTCGGACTGGAACCACGATACCAAATCTTTCTGGGTCTGCAGGGCCCCCTCGAAATCAAGAGTCATGAACTGGTAGGCCGCCTTGGCTTCAGACCCTATGAGGTGGAACCCGCGGCCTGCCCATTCGAGGACGGAGGCCAGGCCGGATACGGCCGGGATCCCATAGTCCTGGATGAGTGGCAGGATCTGATCAGCCACCGGGATCAGTTCAGTCCCGAGCACGGCATATGTGGTCTGCCATTGCTCGTTGAGGACGGCGAGTTTCGTGTTGAACTCGTCCATCGCCTGGATCTTGTCGCTGTCGATGATCGGTGCCTGGTCGATCAGGGCCTGGATCTCCTGTCTCGACATGCTGGCAAGATCGGCGATGTTCGAAAAACCCTTACCGAAGACCTCCTGCATGGCCTGGTTGCGGGCGAAGCCTTCCGGCAGCTTGTTGATGGCGTCGAAGGTATCCAGCAAGACATCGTTGGTGCTCCGCAGGTTGCCGTTGGAATCGGTCACCTGCACACCAAGATCGGCGAACCGCTTCCCGATATCGGAAGCGGGGTCGATTGCCTCCTTCATCCGGACGGTCATCATCCGGACGGATTCCGTGAAGGCCTGGGAGTTGCCACCGGCAACGGTCGTAACGTGGGCCCATTGCTGGTACTCGTCGGTTGTCAGGCCGAGATCCCTGGCGTTGTCCTTGACGGCCTTCCCGAAAGCTCCTGCTTTGGTAGTTGCATCGTAGATCGCGGCGCCGATGGCGACCACCGGGGCTGCTTCTGCGGCAATTGCAGCGCCCCATTTCGCCATCTCCATCGAGTTCTCGTTGACCTGTCCCCGCCACTCGAGGAGTCCGTATTTGGCCTTATCGAGACCGAACCGGAGTTCTGACGGGTCAAGTCCGAGACGGATCCAGATACTGCCTGCGTCCACCATTTCAACCACTTCCTGAGAGGTCGCCGAAAGCCCGTGCAAGGATCGCATCGGGTGTCATGTCCCGCTCCGCTTCTGCGGGTCCTCCCGATAGGATACGGAAATCTTCCGGGCTGCGTTCCCATGGGTTGAGGAGATAGGGGGCTTTCGCGACAATCTCGCAGAGTTTCGCGTTCAGCTGGTCCTGGAACTTCATGGAGTCCTCCCTGTCCTGTGTTCGTGCTTCAAGCACCGCATGGAACTCTGCCGGTGTCATGTTCCAGAGCTGGTCCGGTGTCAGCCCGCAGATTCCATACGCTGCCGGTTCTATGACTGCGATCCAGTCCCTTGCAAGTTTTTTGAGGGGGCGCCTGCCTCGCCCTGGGGTGTTGCCTGCGTTTTCTCCTCAATACTCTTGCGGACCGCTTTGATCGTCGAGCTGGTGCTGATCGCCTCGTTGCACTTGCTGGCAAGATCGGCGATCGAGACCTGCCCGGAATCGAGCAAGGCCTCGATAATCTCCCCGGTCCTTACCATGCCGGCCGGGTAAGGTTGGAGCGCAGGGTCCTCGTGCCGGAGGCCTCCCCAGAGGACGGTCCGAAGGACCGAGAAGTCGGAGAGTTCCCGCTCGAAGATGTCTCGCCGGACCGCCTGCATGTCGGCAATATCATTGAACGTGTACCGGAGATGCCTGAGGCGATCAAGCTGGATTGGAACGGATCGGTCGGTCACTGGTCACCTCACGGGTGCAGGACACTGCCGAGATACACACAGAGCAGGTAGGGATTCGGCGTCTTGTTGGTCTCCACAATCACGATCGGAACGTACAGTTTTTTGCCGGCGGCTGGTGCGGTGATAGCCGAAGACGCCACACCGGTGGCGACCACAGTATTGTTGACGTAGATCGTGCCGGCGGTTGCGGTCGGGGTGATGGTAAACGACGTGTCGTCGCTGTAGAGCTCGACACTGTACGCGTGCACCGCAGCAGCTGCAGCGGGTACGGGGGTGATCGCGTTGCTGTCATTATCAGCGATTGCGAAGAACGGCGTGGTCAGGTTGGCGCTCACCGACGTGACTTCCGTCAGTGCGCCGGTCGGGGTGATGGTCATTTCCCAGGTGACGTGTCCTTTCTTGTCGATAGGCTCGTCGAGGGATGAGATCACAGCCGTGCACTTCACAGCAGTGCCGATCAGCACCCCGCTTTGCGGACGGATGAACCAGACGGTCCGTTCAGTCCCCGCCTTGAAATCGGTTTTCAGGGCTGCGTGGACGGTCGACCCAAGATAGTAGATCTTGATCGATCCGTCTCCCTGTGTGATGGTCCCGATACTCTTGGTCTCGACACCCCCGTTCGCCGCAAGGGCGTCATGGGTGGTGTTGTCGACCATGTTTCGCGTTTCCTTCGGAATTTTCGGATCGACAACTTCCCCAATGTAGCTGGTTCCCCAGATTACGTGGTAGCCTGCCGCCGAAACTGCGCTTTCTCCCATAGTTTCTTTTCACCTCGTTTTTGTCACGTAGAAATTCCAGACGTATTCGATACGCCCGTTCTCATCTTTTCCCATCGGGGTCGGGCCTGACTGAACTGCCTCGATGCGCTGGTAGAAGGTCCCGGACAGGGTAGTGTTGGTCAGGCCATCCAGGTCCTGATAGATTGTTTCAGCGAGTGTCCGTGCTGCCCCTGCAGCGTTCTTTGCACCGCGGACCAGGACCTGCACGCTCGGTTTGTCGTACTTGTTGGTGTTGGTCCACTCCGGGGGTTGCCCTGCATAGCCGAAGAGACAGATACACGCATCCGGTGTGCTCGGCTTTTCGTTGACGAAGATCGTCCCGACAACCCCCGCAGCAGGGAGGGTCCCCCTGCTTTTGGTCACGAGATACACGGCGATGTCGTCTTCCGCTGTCATGAGAGGTACCCCTTCAGCGCCTCGGCGATATCCGCCGCGATCGTTGGGGCGATCCTCATGGCGGGGTCCTCCAGGTACTTGGCCTTCGCTCCCGGCCTGGTGTGCCGGTACGTGAGGTCCTCATGCTGCCGGTGTGCGTAGGGTGTGTTGTACCCGATCTCGAACGATTCGCCGTCCGCGCCGTCCTCCACCGTGCCGGTGGATTTCAGGAAACCTCCCTTCATGCGACCGCTGACCTTGACCATGACCTTTCCTGCGTTGCCGGCCCACTGCATGCTGCTCGGAATTGCGTAGTTCCGTGTTTTTTTGCTCCGGTTTGCCCGGATCACATTCCGGGTCTCGTAGGTCATATCCACCGGGACTTCCTTCTGGGACTCTGCAAGGATGCGCTCTGCGTTCAGTTTGAGCCGGGCTATGGCCTTGTCCTGGGCGATAACCAAGATGTGAGAGAGGTTCTCCATCACTTCCTTGGTGCCGGTCAGCTCGACCTTGGCGTTGCCCAGGTTCCACCTCTCCATCTGGGCGAGGCCTGCGGTGACATCTGAGGATATCTCGAACGTCATGTGCTGATCTCCCAATAGATGCGGGTCCCGTCGCCGTCCTTGGCGTCTTCCATGGCGAGGATTACGGGCGTCGATGCGTTCGCGGTCCCGGGGTCGATGGTGATGCGGTCCCGTCCCCTGCGGTCGAATACAACTGCTCCGTCAAGCATAATGCTGACGTTGCTGACGACATCCTCTCCCTGCATCGATTTGACGACCTTGATCCGTTGCGAGACAAACGCGGGATACGTGACGGCTGCCCCGTAGGTGCGGTCCCCATGTACGTCCTCGGTCAGGAACGGCTCGATCGTGATCGTGTCATTCAGGATATCGTCAATCTCGCCCATCAGCCCCTCCACAAAAACCCGAAGGCGCCGATTGTGATACTGACCACCGTAGCAACGATCCCGGCGTCACGAGCCGTCGTCCTGGATTCGGCCGACCGGGCCTCTTCCTTGCCTTTCAGCGATGTAATATCGGTGTCCATCGTGTCCATCCTCTGATCACCCTTCTCCAGGGCTTTCAGGATGTGTTTCACGTCGTTCCTGGTTTCGATCACAATATCCCGGAGTTCCTGGTGTCCCGTGCAGGTGACTTCGTTCACGGGTTCGGGGACCATCAGAATTCACTCTCCTCATCCAGGGTGGCCATATCGAACGCGGTGCCGTCCGCATATCCGCCTTCATCAACCTGCCTTCGCAACTCTGCAGCTCCTCTCCGGAGCTCGGCTGCCATGGCTGCACCGTTGATGGAATACTTGCCGATCGTTGTGACTTTCTTTTTCTCAACGATGTAATCGGCCTTGGAGTCCATGCACCGGGCGGCTGCGAGTTTGATCACGCCGCCTTCATCTGCGAGGATCTGGGTGACCTCTTCGTCAGAAAAGTGAGCGGTAGCTGTTGCGGTTTCCAGTTTGCCGATCGCAAGCCGGACCTTGCCGATGTCGGTGTTAAGGTCGTAGGTGAACGTCAACAGTCCACCTCACGTCTTGTAGACCACCATGATCGCCGGTACGTTTGCGGTGACCCAGCTGGTCATGCCGAGGAACTTGGTGTCCTCCAGCGTCTCGATGAACGTCTCCGCATCAGCTGCCGCGGTCGTCCCTTCGAATCTTCTGGCGTTGCATGTTGCCATGTTGTCTCATCCCTCCGGAAAAAAGAGATGAGATTAGGATCCTGTCTGTGCGTATGCAAGCCGCGGGTCCATGGTGGCGCCACCGATGTCGTGGCGGACGCGGTAGGCGATCTTGTCCGAGGCGAAGTCGCCGGAGAACGGAGACATGACGCCGCCGCTGGTCGATGCCTTGTCGGATGCCTTGATACAGATCTCGGGGGCTTCCTGGCCGCGGAGGAAACCGACCTCGACCGCTGCGCCTTCTGCCGGGTCTGCAAAGAGATACCAGGTGGTGTCAACCTTGCCGCTGGAGGTGTCGATGGTCTTGAGGGTCGGGTTCTTGTGGACCTTGATCGGCATGTCCTTGATCACGTTGTAGGTCGGGTACGGGACGCCGGCTGCTGCACCGGAATCGACATACATCTTGATGTCGGATCCGACAACCGAAAGCGCCGTGAGGTACAGGGCCGGGGGCACGACCAGGTGGACACCTTCGATCTCGATTGCCTCCCCCTGGGGGTCTGTCTGCTGGCTCATCAGGGTGAGGGTGGTCTCAAGGTTCGCAATCGTCAGCGGGAGTGCGCCAACGTTGGTGATCGTCTGCCCGGCGTCGGAGATCGCGGCTCCGAAGTACGTGGACCGCGGTCCCGTGGACGAACAGAACAGGTTGGTGGCGAAGTATGCTTCGGTCCTGAGAGCTGCCCGTGCGAACCGGGTCGGGATGTCCGCGAACGCGCCCATGGCGTCGTTGATGAGTGCTTTCCGGGTGATCTCGAAGACCCGCCCGTAGGTGTGCAGGCGGTATTTGTACTGGGTGGTGCTCGGTTTTGCCGGCTGGAATACTCCGT